TAACCAAGTTTCAGCGTATTTGTTTTCAGCAATAAATTCTCCATCTTTGCCGATAGAATATTTTACCTTACCATTCAAATATGATCCGCTGAATATTTGCTGTAGTCCTTGAAAGTGTCCAGTGCCTCCGTATAATGGAGTTTCTGGATCTACTAAATGAGGATATGCCATCGCTAAATATCTTGCTGTATTTTTGCAAGGATATAAAGGACTCCTGAAGTTTTGATCTTCTTTAAAATACTTTTCCATAATCTTAGCAAATTCCATCATCGTATATGGTCTGTCAAGATTGTCTAAGACATGTGCCATTTTATCAGCAGCTTTCTTAGGTCCCCATAGAAGCCACTCCTTAACGTCAGTCCCCTTTGGATAATAGATCTGAAACAAATCATTTCTAGCGTGTCTGTTCTCCTTAAAATGTGCTTTAAGTGCATCTTCACCATCGTTAATAAGTTTGGTTAGAGTTCCCCAATGTTCATTTGTAAATGAGAACACTAATGTATACCATAAACGATCTCGGCTATTTGTAACTGATTTCATTAGGTCACAAAATGGATGTTCATGCCAGTGTAGTCTGTGTGAGAAGATTTGATAGTCTTCTGATAATAACTGATCTTCGCGTTTATCGAATGCTTGACAAAATTCAAAGAATTTATCTAAGCGCTCTTCTTCAGTCCAATCCTTCATCCAACTTTCAGTTGGTTTGCCATCTTTTAATTTAATTTTAGATGTGTTAGGGTATGTAATGTTATTGTAAACGATATCGTTGTGTTGAAAAAGAGGCGATGCACTTACATGTGACCTTTTAGTCTTTTTTGGTTCAATTTCACACATAGGTGGTCTCATGAACTCTTCTGCTTCTAGTAAGTCTCTCATTTGTAAAATTGGTTTACTCTTCGTTTATATTCATCCACTGAAATTCCAGCTTCTTTAATAATCTTGTCATCTGACGGATGTGATGTCATTCCTTTGAATGTTTCAACTAAGCCAAGATCTAACATAGCTTTTTGACGGCCGAATGGATGGTCTTTAATTTCGCAGCTTGAAAAGATTGCGTCATAATCTAAATGAGCATAATCAGCTCCAGGTTTAACGTAGTTTTCAACCCATCTAATAAAGTCACATGCAACATCTTCAGCGTTATATGGCAAAGATCCAGTGTCAGCATATATTTTGTTCATAACTTCATCCAAGAATTGTTCACTCTTTTTGTTGTTATATCCAATAGGATCTGCTAAGTACCCGATGCACTCTACTGCGTTAGTACCGTAATAGAACATACTATCACGATGAACAAATTGAGGATACCAGTCGGCTATGTCTGCTATGACGGCAGCATACTGAAAGCGATAGACTCTTAATCCATTGTCTTGATTCCACTTAAACATGAAATCTCCTAGTTCCCTTAAAGTCTTTCGTTCTCCGTTCTCTAGAAAAGCAGCTAACTCTCTAGCTAATCTTGGTGCAAATTCACTTAGATAATAATCACCACCTCTTTTATAAACTCTAGAGTTAGGTGTGAATCCGCTCATTCCTACAAACAAATCATCAGAATGTTGAGGTACTGGTGGTTTTGGAAATGCAGGAAATTGATAGCCTACGGAAGTGTAGAACGGGTGAGGATGACTATTAACTATTTCAATCATTTGCTCTATGTTATCGCACTCGTGCAAATGACTGAGCAATGTATTATGGTAACCTGATGGATTAAGAGCATAATTGATACCTGATCCACAAACTCTGTGTAAGATAAAAATATAAAGCCACTCTTCTAATCCAAAGACAGCTTGTTTTCCTGTCCAATTTGTTGCAATTTCTTTTCGGTATTTAGAATGAATACCCTGTTGCATTTTATCCCAATAAGGATGTGCTGGTGTCCAACCATAAAATACATCATTAATGATTTGTGAGAATCCAGCAAACTTGCGTTCAACTACATCATATAGTTCAACATGATGCATTAAGTCGTCTCCGATATTAGAACCTAAATACGAAGTTGTACCTAAATTACACAATTTTTGCTGATCGTCAGCTAACTTAAAATATCTAAGGAATTCATCGTAATATCTTGTAGTCTGAATAGCCATTTATTTAATTAATAATTTCATTTTATGATTTATTAGGTTTTTAAAAAAGTGCCATTGTCTTTTTTTCCAAATTCTTATTTGGCACATTTTTAATTAGATCCCATCTGTAATACTCTCTGGAGATGTGAACTGACTTTGGTTGTTCCATTACGTCAAATGTTAATTCTCCATCAGAGTTAGTATAAACGTCAGGATGTTTGTAACATTTCCATCCATTTGCTTTACACATAGTTTCTATACCACTATTTATTTGTTTTACAAGGGCTGACCTTTCTGCCCAAGATCCAGCAAATGGAGTTCCTTTATAATAACCAGTCTTTGGTAAAACTCTTGATTCGTTTTCAATAGGTAGAACTTGAACTACTTCAATATTTTCTACACCAAGAGCATTAAGCTTTTTAAGTTCGGCTTCATAGTTAACTAACAAAGTTTCTACTGATTTCTTAGGATCAGCTTGTCTCATTAAGTGATGACGAACATCGATATTGCCCATATAAACTCGTAAGCTTTTGATCCAAGGATAAACATAAGAATCTAATCCTCTTTTTAAAGCACCGTGCATTGTTAAGCCATCGTGTCTTTGTGTCATGTAACCAGCTTCATATTGACTAAATGAGTGACTATCACCGAAACAAAGTTTATCAGTCTTTTGAATGCAATCAATTCTAGGAATATCACCTTGAACAACCATTTCTTTAATCAGATCAATTTCACATTCAAGAGTTTTAAAAAGATCTGAACCAGTTTTAAGTCTCTGTTCAATAAGAGTACCAATACATGGCATATCGTGATGTAAACTGTACATTCTAGTACCGCATCTAATACGAATCAATTGGTGGTATAAATCATCGTTAGCACCACCAAAAATATTGAAGGTACCTTTGAATTCCATACCGTGATCGATAAGAATTACATCATAATTGTCCCATCTTGTGTCAACTGATGTGATAACTTCTACGTCTGTATAACCTGCATTTCTAACTTGATTTGCAATCATATAGCACCAACCAGCTTTATGCGAACTGATCTTAGGACTAATCTTTCCAACTAAAGAACAGATACCAATTTTGGCATCCATGTCCTTTACATAATCTGTTAAATAAGTAAGCTCTTGATTATTCATTTGTAATTGGTTTTTCAGTATCTTTATAACCGAACTTTTCAACGTAATTATCTAATGCACCTAAATAGGCCACAGCATCTAATAAGTTGTCTTGTTTGTAATTATAAGAATGTCTGCTTAATTTTAATGCAACTAACGCAGCATACATATCAGATCCAGTGAATTCTTTACCAGTCATGCCACTTGCAATTTGAGCTGCTCTTCGCATGCCTTCTTCGAATGGACCATATTGACGTTCTTTCTCTTCAGATCTTTCGTTAATAATTTTGTTGGCTTGTTCTAAAATATTACTCATATAAGGTTGTTTATGGTTTATATACGTGAATTTGTTATTGTTTCAGCAAAAAAAATCCTAGAGCAAAAACTCTAGGATCTTTTCTTTAATGCCGCTTTGTTTAATACCTTCTCGAGATCTTGGTGTCAAGACAAAGTTCTTGAGTCCCCATTCTCGATCCATTTCACCCCAAGTTTCATCAGTGTAAGGTGCTCCCATATTGAGGTCATCTATTGCTACCCAATGTGTAACTTCAGGATGATCGATTAAGTATTGCCTAATCTCAATGGCTCGAGTTTGTTCTAGATCCCATTTTGGTGACCATACGAATACTTTTTCGCTGTACCATGTGCATGCGCTTAAATCTGGTGTGTATGCGATAGGTTTCTTACAGATTCCTTTGGATTCGTAATATTCTCCCATCTCTTCACAATTGGCCCATCTTTTCCAATCTGAACTTACAACAATCTCTGCTCCAGTTTGTGTAATAATATCATTAAGAATTTCAATAGCTTTTTGGTTGAAATTATCAAAACGGTATTCTAATGGCATATCTTTAGCTGAATCAGATGCTTTTATGCCTTCAGCTCTTTGGCGCTTCTTATATCGACCTCCCCATTCTGTAGCTAAACATATAACTCCATCGTGGTCTAAAAATATTACTTTCATTATTCTACGTCTTTTAAATCTGTTCTTAATCTACCTATTGCTGCGTCTAATGTGTTATAAACTGGAATACCATAGCGACTACAAACAATGTCTACATTGCCTTTACGCCAAAATTCATCAGGACAACAAACAATCATTTTCTTAGAATTAGCGTATAAGCCAAGTTCTAACAAGCTAATTGGACTCTTTGTCTCTGGTGAAAAGTACATAAAAATAACATCGCATAAATCTAACATGTTCATTTCCCAATTTACTTGTTTGCTAAATTGAGGATTAGATTCCTTTTGTTCCCAACTAGAATCCCAATCATCTCGACGAGGATTCAAAAACGTTAACGTATTTCGATCTTTAAACAATTCGGGTATTACTGATTGCCAATCTTCAGCAGCTCCCATTTCAATAGAACCTGCTAAGAAAACTGTTGTGTCATTTTTTAGATTCCATGTGGGCATCAA